AGGGATACTACATCTCTAGAGTCTGAGGCTGACCTTGGTCGCATTATGCTTGAAGGCTACCTAGAGTGGGTAGAAGAAGAGGGCATTGACGCTGAACTTGAGATGATCTCGACCGAAGAGATCCTAGAACGCCCAATGCTTGACGGTAAAGTCGTCCTTCAGGGAAAGATTGACATGCGTGTACGTCGAAAGCTTGACGGCGCACGTATGATTCGTGACTTTAAAACTGTAGGTGGCTCTTTTGCCGACTTTGGCTCCATGGCGCACATGAACGAGCAGGTAAAGACCTACATGCTCCTAGACGAGGCCCAAGAGGTTCCAGGGGAGCGCACGGATGGAGCTATATTCACAATGCTTCGGAAGGTTAAGCGTGGCGCATACGCTAAGCCACCATTCTACGAACAGATTGAGGTTCGACACAATAGATTTACACTCCGTGCTTTTCTAGATCAGCTAGAAGGCACACTGACCGACATGCTAGACGTGCGTGAAGCACTCGATGCTGGCGGTAGTCACTATAGAAATGCATATCCTACACCAACTAAGGATTGCAAGTGGAAGTGTCAATTCTTCGCTACTTGTCCGCTCTTTGATGACGGCTCTGCCGCAGAGGCGGCACTTAGCGATGCGTTTGCGGTCTCCGACCCTTACGGCTACTATGGAATAACAGAAGAGAAGAAAGGAAGTGAGTAATGTCTGACGTCGATCGCAGTTTAACAATTATGGTTTATGGCGAATCCAAGGTTGGAAAATCCAGCTTTGCAGTCACGGCACCATACCCACGCCTAATGCTCGATGTTGAGGGTGGGCATAGATTCCTACCAGTAACTATCAAGTATTGGGACCCAATGACCGAAGAGCCGCCATTGGCTGACGGTACTTGGGATACGGTTGTAGTCAAAGTTAATGATTACGATGTAGTAATGAAGGCATTCCAATGGCTTCAGAGTGGTAAGCACCAGTTCAAGTCCCTAATCATTGACTCTATCTCGGAGTTGCAGGTTAAGTGCATGGACAACATCGCTGGCACAGAGCAAATGAAGATGCAACAGTGGGGCGAACTACTTCGCCACATGGGTGCACTACTTCGTGACCTTCGTGACCTCACGATGCACCCAACTCAGCCTTTAGAGGCTGTAGTACTGACAGCCATGGCACGTAAGGGGCAAGACGGTGTATTCCGTCCTTACCTACAGGGTCAGCTGGCTATTCAGGCCCCCTACTTCTATGACATTCTTGGCGCTATCACAGTGGAGACGGAACCAAATCCTGACCCGATGCAAGCACCCCTAAAGGTAAGACGCATGTATGTTGAGCGTACGCCTGAATGGGAGGCCGGAGAGCGCGTCCAAGGCCGTCTAGGCAAAATAGTACAGCAGGGAGACCTGGGCGTCGAACGCATGCTAGATATGGTTTTTGGCGAGAAAAAGACCGAAACAGCAGCTACACTAACTAACTAACTAACTAACTAACTAAGTAAGGAATAAAATCATGAGTACAGTTAATTTTGCAGAGCTACTGGCGCAAGCTGGTACCGCAGCAACAAGCAACAACTACGAGCCACTACCAGATGGTGACTATGAGTTGAAAGTAGTCGAGGCAGAAGCAAAGACAACTTCAACTGGGAAGCTAATGTTCAAGATAACGAACGAAGTTCAAGGTGGAGCTCACGATAAGCGCCGCGTTTGGGACCAGCTAGTAGTTACAGCTGACAACCCGAAAGCTATGAACATGTTCTTCATGAAGGCCAGCGCAATGGGATTGGGCCAGGAGTATTGGGCTCAGAACCCAACCCCTGCTCAGATCGAACAGGCGTTCCCTGGCCGCTCTTTCCGTGGGACTCTAGGTACACGTACCTATAACGGTAACCAGAGCAACGAGATCAAGCGTTACTACGCTAGTACCGCTGCAGCTGCAGCTTCACCTGCAGCACCGGCTCCTGTAGCTGCTGCTGCTCCAGCTCCAGCTCCAGCTCCAGCTCCAGCTCCAGCTCCAGTGGCTGCTGCCCCTGCTCCTGCAGCACCAATTACTGCAGATACCCCGTTCTAAACAATAGAATATAAGCAGAAGGCGGGGCCTTAGGGCCCTGCCTCCTCCTTAAGGAGAGATTATGAAAATACTTTTTACTGGAATGAGCTCTAGTCACTGTAAAGAGACTAAGAATGTGTCATTCTTTAGTACTCTCGCATTGGCTTACGGCGAGGTTGCCACTGTAACCTGGGACTCACCCAAGACATGGTGGACTAGATCTAACCTAGAAGAATTTGACTTGATAGTTTTTGGGTTCTCCCCTCCAACATCTCCTGCAGCAAACAAGCTATACGGAGCACTACACGTGCTCAACCTTATGTACGAGTCTCCCAAGCTGCGCTTGGTTGTAGATAGCCCTCAGATTTGGCAATACAAAAATAGTATCCGGTCATTTAAGCGTGATCCTGATCAGGTATTCAGCAGCTTTTTCTCTAATCGTGTTGACTACTCGGTCTCTAAGAGTGGCCCAGTTAGATCAGCTATTGCGTCAGTTGCAGAGAAGATGGGGTCTCTTCCGTGGCCTAAAACTTTTGTGCCCGCTGTCCCTTGGCTCTCAACAGCAGATTTAGCAGCAAAGGCTTCTTTTATAAGCCCTAAAGCGATTATACCTATCTCTATAGACAGTTTTTTACTGCAGGATCCAACCAGCTCGCCGCTCAGGTCCAACACCTGGGCAGTGGAGAATCTAAATAGCTCTTGGTGGAAAACTGTAAACTTAACCACAAGGTATTCGGGAATAGCCACAGTGTCCGGGTCTAAGGACAAAGACGCACAAGCAATGGAAGTAATAAAGAGCTCGCTAGCGTTAGTAGTGCCTCCTCAAGACCGTAAAATGGGAACTTGGTGGTCGTACAGAGTGCTGCAAGCCCTTAATTCCGGAACACCTGTGGTGACATATTGGCAGGACACTTCTGACTTCGATTCATCGTGGGCATACCTTGCATATCAGATAGAGGATGCAGACCCATTTGAGCGCCAAAAAGTAGCGTCCGACCAGTTAGCAGCATACAGAAAAAGTATTCCAAGTAAAGAGGAAACATTAAACACGCTAAAATCTATAGTGATAGACTTATCGAAGGAGAGAATATAATGCCAGAAATGAACAATGAGTGGATTAAAGAGCAGCTAGCGGCTGCAAGAGTTAAAGTTGGATCGGGTAAGGCTATACTAAAGCTTCTCGAAACCTGGGAGTCACTACCGCCTCTAAGTGAGAAGATGACAGAGGAAGTTTTGACCATATTCCCTCAGCTCGCCATGGGATACGCTCTTAAAGATGAAGACACTAACCCTGAGTATAGCTGGCGTCCGCTTCAACCTGGCCAAGTTGTAGTTGGAGACGTTGTTCGCGTTAAAGGTGACGGTTTTGCTGATAAATTAGGCCCCATCCACAATGGGAGACTTGGCACTGTAGTGGCTGTCCGATATGGGGATGTAATTTTTAACAGTACAGACGGAAAAAATCCTGACCTTAAGGGTGTCCACTACTCTCCCTATAAACTAGAGAAACGCTACGGGTTAACTCAATAATGCGAACATCATTTGAGCTAAAAGTTGCAGCAGAGACTTTAGAGGAAGCAAAAACTCTAGCTATGGGTAAAATTGCACTATTCCTCGAAATTCCCATTGAAGAGGTCTTGGATCAGGTTACTCTAGAGATTAAGGTCTCGTACCCTAAAGCTGAGACCATATCTGAGGTTGAAGAAGCTCAGAAAGCAGATATATTTGTTGTAACTGCCTTTGGCTCTCTAAAACAAGGTTTAGTTAAGCCCTTTGGCAACAAGTAACTAGTTTTGTAATCTACGGTGAACCACCGTAATGCCTTATATAAGCTTATTTATGTGGACGTATTAAAATTAAGGCTACCTAAGGATCCCAGTTGGATTACTTGGGACGGTGACGGCTTCCCACGCCAAGGGTCAGAAGACTCTATTATATTTTTCTTGAGTGAGCACATATACTTCGACAGTGATATCTCCTACAGGAGGTCTCTAGCTTCCGCCATACAGCAAGAAGGCGTATCCGAGACGGCTGGTGCTGCCCATAGGCTTATAGACGCAGCATGGATGACTAAAGCCGGGTACTCCTACCTTGAGGGCGAAAGATTCCCTACCTACTACGACTTATCAGACGAAGAGTATGAACGAGACGCAACTTTTGTGGAGGTAGATA